GATGCCGAGGCAAATCTACGTCCTTCTTCTACGATTGTGCCAAGCAAGCTATAGAGGACTTGTGATGGTTCCTTATAGGGTAATGGCAGAATATTGTCTTTTAGAACCCCACTTGGTACATCAACATCTCTAAATTCTCCAGGACTGATCGGGGTGTCATCACCCTTGATTCGCAGTCCACGGGCTTTAAAGCCACCTGGCAAGTTGCTAAGTGTTCCTGCATCAACGAGCTGTCTAATAATAGACGTTCCAGACTTTGCAAAGGCGCCCACAAGATGAATGAGGCCAAAACAATAAAAGCCAAAGCCAGGCACATAGCCGTAATGAACGAAATGATTGCGTTTTTGTTTAGTTTCATCTTCAGGTCTCCAGTTTCTACGGATTGCTAAGACTGTTTGACTACCTTTTTCTACAGTAACAATGTAAGGAAGAGCAATACCAGTTGGTTCGCCATCCTCATCCTCATCTTCAAAACCTTCAATATCAAGGCTTACTTGAATTTCTAATAACTTATAGCGGTCATCGGAAGTTGCTTGGAACCCCATTTTTTCCGCAATTTTCTTTTCTACTTCATCAAACGCTGTAGAGGGTTCACCTAAATCAACATCTCGGTAGAATCCTGCAACCTGTAGTTTGCGTAGCTCATTCTCAGTCTTACGCATAACGTGAGTAACACGCTCTGCGCTTTGTAAGTCGGATGCGCCATAAGGAACAATCAAATCTTCCGCTGGAACAAATAAGGCTACTTGGCGGTTTAATGATGGATCAAAGTAGACTTTCTTAAAAGCGTTACCTGAAAGGCCCAGACCCCAGCACATACGCTCATGCTCTGGACGGTACTCAGGCATCTTCTCGGTAATCTGGTAATTCATGTCTTTTTGAACGCGATCAGCAGAAGCCATAATCTCTGGTGTTTCTTTACCAACAATGACGGTTTTTACTGGACCCGCTGGAGGCAAGGTTTCCATGACTGTCTCGGCTTGGAACTTGACTAAAGCTTCAGACAATAGGGGATGGTACACACCACAAGCGCCTTCCCACGGCTCAGATCGGATTTCAATCTTCATTCCTAATAGCTCAATGCCATCGGTATAGGTTTGCATCCATTCTTTACGGGAACTAATATCACCTTCTACATCACCTAGAAGATCGTTACATATCTGGCTTAAATACCCTTTGTCTAGGTACTCGGCAAGGTTGACATCAAAGTCATCAGCAGTTTCTTCTTCTGGCTCTAATAAGATTTCTAACCCGTCAATGCCAATCTTGACGGATTCTGGATCTTCGATCTCAATATCGATTGGTTCCATGTTGGCAGAGGCTGCCTCAAGACCTTGGGGTAATTCGTAAAGTGCTTTATCTATTGCCATAATATTTCCTTAGTAGTAACCAACTGTCCTTTTAGACTTAAAGTATTGAATTTCATCTGGTTCGTCTGACTGTAGTCGAATGAACCCACCTTTTCTAAAACGTAAAAGTGCTTGGGTTGAAGAGTCAACCAAGTCATCGTGGTCTGAATTAGGGAAAGCTGCCAATTCTTCAATTACTTCCTCTGCCCATCGTTTCCTTGGCGCCCATACTTTCCCTGATGCAAACATGTCTGCTACAGAGTTTACACGGGAGATCTTGTCATTACCACGGGTAGGCGTAAATTCCTGTACTGGTATACCCATGGATCTTAACTCAAAGATCAATGGAGCACCAGAGGCTTTTGCTTCCACAATGAACGCATCGGGTTCCCATTCTTTATACATTTCCAGGGCGCGAGACTTTAATTCTGGAAATTCAAGCCGTTCTTTAAGGGCATCTAACAGAATAATATTGGCATCGTTAGGATCTTCGTTTACATAAAATACACCCCAAGTCGTGCAAGCAGAGTAGTCTGAACGCTCATTTTTAGTAAAGGCGGTATCCCAAGATTGGATAATAAAATCACAAGCTGGGGGATTTTCTTTGTCCCAGACTTTCCACCATTCGCGTTTAATTAAAGCGCCTTCTTCTGAAGTCGGGTCTTGTTGATACTGCGCTTGCCATTTGGATAATGGCAATTCTTCCCGCAGATTTTCCAGTTCCTTTAAACTCCAGAACTCAGGCCATAAGGGTTTACCTGTAGGCAGGATTGCGGGTAGAGAAATCATATCCCAGACTTCACCGTCTCTATCTATAATGGACTGGCAGATCTTTCCTGTAAGGTCTCTTTTTGCCCAACGCGTCATCACAACGATGATTGAGCCTCCTGGTTGCAGACGCTGCCGTGGTCCAGAGGTATACCATTCAAAGACTTTATCAAAAACTCCAGGGTCTGAAGATGCTAATGCAGCCTCTTGTTCGGAGTGTGGATCGTCAATAATCAGAATATCCGCGCCCTTACCTGTTACAGTACCCCCGACCCCGATAGCAAAATAATCACCGTTGGCGTTGGTGGCCCAGCGCCCCGCAGCTTTAGAGTCTGACCGCAGCGACACATTAGGGAAAATCTTAGAATAGGGTTCAGAGCCTACTAAGTTTCTGACCTTACGACCAAAACCTACGGCTAGTTCTGCGGTGTTAGAACATTGGATAATTTTTCTGTCAGGGTATTTACCAAGATACCAGGCGGGTAGTAGGTAGCTGGCAAACTCTGACTTAGTATGACGGGGAGGCATATTAATAATAAGCCGTCTAGATTTTCCATTGGCAATGTCCTCAAATTTTTGCGCCATCAGCGCATGGTGCCGTCCATAAATAAAGCCAGGCCAGACAGACTTTACAAAAGACAAAAAGTCCTCCTGCCCAGCTTCTCGTTCCTTGGCCGAATACAAAGATTCTGAAAGCGGCAAGAAAGGTTCTTGCTCTGCTTCTGGCAATAAAGCAATTAACTCTAGAATCAGTTCATCTTGATTCATAGATTCCTTAAACTAATATACGCTGGTCTTATGGATCTGGCTTTCCCCACCACCCCTTTGCATACCCCAATTTCAATTAGGGCGCGCATTTTCCTCGAAACATTTCCGCGACCCTTCTCGCCAGTAATTCTCATAATGTCATCAATCGTTGGCCCATAGCCAAAGTTCTTCCAATATTCGTCAATAATGAGAAACGTTTCCTTTTGCGCGGGACTCATTTTTCCATCTTTTCCAAAAAGAACGGGGTATGTTCTCCCACATAAGCGCCAGCAATATTAAAGTCAAAATACTCCCAGGCCTCTTCCTCGGACATATCTTTCATTAAGATCTCTATGATTTTGTCTTGGTCATAACAAACAGCCATAGTTCCCATACTATGTACTACGCCAAGGATAGCTTCATCAAAGCCATCAGCCGTCAATAACTCTGGATATTCTTCTGAAATTTTCATATTAGTGCAACATCCCTGTTCTTTTTAAATGGTCTATATGGTCTTGCGTCTTTTGGATTTCTTCATAAAACTCATACTCTGCCAGCTCATGAGCAAACTCTAGCGCATTAAACTCCTCAAAGTTTAATTTCCCAGAATCCATCATTGACCTTAGAGTAGCCATATAACGTCTAATCACTTCGATAGTCTCCAAAATATACCCCCCTACCCTTTTTCTTTTGAATTAGTGACGGGGGGTGTTTCCTGTATATCTTCCCCGTCTGCCTGTCCTGAATTTAATACCCCCTCCCCCTCTGAATCATTATCTAAAGCTTCAGGGTTTATACCTATGGACGCGCAAGTATCTGATTCTAAAGGAGTTGTCACTATAACACCTGTTATAGTGAGATCTTGGAGTAAGTCATTGGAGTCGGATTGTTTGAGTGGAATACTATGCAAAGTTTCTGACTCGGAATTAGTCGATTTTTGGGGGTCGGGGTGTAGTGGGGTCGCGGGTTCTAGAATTTCATCATGGGTGGTGGTTTCGTCTTGCTCTATGGGTTCTGATAGCTCTATAAGCAAACTCTCGGCCTTGCGCTTGGCTAGATCATTGATAGAGCGCGAGCTAGAGAACGCTTGGCGCAAACTCTCTAACAGTCGGCCCTTAATATCTTGGCTAGAGTGTAAATGTAGGTGCGTCTTAGTCTCAGCGAATAGAGACACTTCAGACATCTTGCCGATTAGCTCCAAGGCCTTTAGCTTGTTACTAGTCTTCTCCCCTTCGTCAATCGCAATGGTGACTAGATTTTGTATTGCCATTGTTCTTATTTGTGCGGGAATTAGATATTCCCTCGCCTCATTGGCCAGAGTAAAGGCCTCGATCATTGATGCTATCTTGGGATTCTTTGCTAGTCGGCTTGCTTGCTCGGCCTGACTTTGTGGTGATGCGCTTGTATTGTAGGATTCTCGGAACGCTTGCGCTTGTGGTTTACCCTCTGCGACTTTCCGCGCGAAGTCTTTTTGTTTCTTGGTTAGTCTAACTTTGTCCGCATTATGCGCGCCTACTAGAATATTCTCTATGGGCATATTTTTGAGGCCGTCGGTTATTTCTTTGCGGGTTAGTTTAATGGACTTAGTCATAGGTATT